CCGCTAAAGTAGTTCCTGTCCCCATTGCATCTTCACCGATTGCAATATTCGAATCTGCTCCTACATCTCCTAATACCGTTCCAGCATTTGTAAAAGCATTTTTACCGAAAACTGTATTTGAAGTATTACCATCATTATTCGATAGCGAGATTCGGGAATTGACATCAAATACTGCTACAGTTGTAAGAGAAATGGTCGCATCAGCACTACCAGAAGCCGCTGACTTAAATTGGTGCTGTCCATTTTCTTGTCTGTAAGCCGCCGCTTCATCTGTTACAATATAAGTAGTGTCTCCACCGCTATCTATATATACATTATTTGCCAGCCAAGTAGAACTACCAGCAGATTGGTCGTGAGTTGAAATCAATGCCGACAACCCACCAACTTGTAATGCATCATAAGAGGAGTGATAAGTTTCTGGAGTAACTCCAATTCCGACATTGCCCATCGCAACCAAGGCTGGCCCTGTACTATCTTGCTGAATCTTTAATCCAGTTGTTCCAGTAGAGTCAGCATGGTCATTATGGATGTATAATAGATTATTTACATTAGTATCTGAATCGCCAGAATGGACTATTTCTACAAGACCGCCTGTAGCAGTACTCGCTAAAGCAGTTCCTGCTGAAGCAACTCTTATAGCGGCCCCAGTAGTCAATACATCAGCCGCTATAGATAAGCCATCATTAGTGGTTGATTCAGTATCTATATAAAATGCCGTACCATTACCATTTTGGTCTAAAAATACACCCGCTTCATCTTGAGTTTGTTGTATATTTACCGCATAATCACCAACCGCTACGTTGGCAATCTGAAATTTTGCTATCGAAGGAGTCGCAGTTCCAATTCCCACATTGCCACCATTAAAATAAGATACTCCAGATGTGTCAATTTTTGCATCGAGATTTCCACTGCCATCGAACAACTCAACATATCCGTCATCACTATCATCTTTACCTACACGAAATAAATTTCCTCCATCGTCTGCCTTTATCTGAAAAATATCAACAGCACCAGCCACGTTAGATGTAATTGACATATCGCCAGTAACTACTTCTGAATATGCAAATCCTCCACCACCAGATACGGTTAAATCACCTGAAATGGTCAGGTCGCCAGTTATTGTACCGCCTGAAGATAATCCAGACTCTGAACTAAGGAATGAACTTAACATATTATATCTCCACTACTTTAACGGTTGTAACTGCAACACCCAGATGATTAAAGTAAATCGTATTACCCAATCCTCTAGGTACAGTTATAAATACCAGCGTACTACCGGGGATTACAAGATCATTTGCAGCAACACAATCCGATCCTGCATCCGCTGAAAATCTAAAGTATATATTGCCCGCAGCATAAATTCCTAATTGAGCTGCACCAGAAACATCGAGATGTATTGTGTCGGTTGCACTTGTGCCGCCATGCGTTGATGAAACAGCATTAACTGTCCACTGACCTCCCGGTCCGCTTGCGTTTACGCCTTCTTGTACTGTGAGTGAATGTAGTTTTGCCATGTTTGCCTCCTGCCCTAAGGATTGACCATCCGTGAATGAGCTTGTTTATTTATATTACATTAAGAATCCATCTGCAGGTTTAATACTAAACCCTGTGGAATCAAAGTTTCTGTTACCATATTCTGTGCCCATTTTCTTGCACAGTTCCCAGTAGTTCCTGAAGTATCCAGACTTCTGTAAAGACTGAGGGTCTTGTGACATCTTATTTTCATAACCTTTCATGATCACATAATGTGCTAATCCTTCATGAAACTGAGTTGGTATATTAGGTTCTTCTGCAAGAGCAATACCAGTACCAGAAGCAACAAAGTCTTCATCATATACGGAACCATATACTCTCACTGTCTTCCCTGATGTAGCTGTGCCAAAACTTGTAGTAGCATCAGCAGTAGTGACTTTAGCTATAGCAAGAGAAGGAACGTGATATCCTGTGGATTTCTCTGATGTATACTCTATCCACCAGACATGCTCTAAAGCTTTTGATCTTTCATTTGTAGCCATTATGAACTCGAATATTTTTCTGGTGGGTCTTGCAGTCTAGATATTTGGTAATTATTATAATCAACTCTAGCAACATCAATAAACTTATGTTGATCTGTTACACTTGAGTCACCATCAAGATCATTAAGCTCGTAGTAACGTGTACTTGATCTACTGGTGAATGTCTGCTGACCTTTTAGTATTCTTGTACCTTCACAGAATTCATCCAGTGCTTTATTCAGATGAAGACGTATTTCTGTATCACCCATTTCAGGATGATGCATTTGTACCATTTCGATTATTTGTGTTTGTGTCATTGCCTTCTACCTTGATTTATGGATGCAAAAGCTTGATTATATTCACCTTTTAAATCTTGAAGTCTCGCTGTCATCCATTGATACTCTGCTGATTTTTCAGCCATTTCCTGCTGGTATGTCTGAATCTCCGCACCTACGAGTGCTTGATATTTTGACGCATCTGCAGACACTCTTTGTAACTCTAATGTATAATCTTGTATCGCTGCCTGTAAAGTAAGGTCTGCTTCTTTTTGAGCGTCCTGCATATTAATCTGAGCTTGTTGAAGATTTCTTTGAATGGCAGCTTGATACTCAACATTCGCATCATTAAAAGCATTCAGTTGGTTTTGCATAGCCTGCCCATAGGCTTGTATATAAGTTGATATCTTTTGCATTTGTGCATTTGCAAGCTCTACATCTTCTTCTGTCTCTATCATATCAGCAAGAACATCATACCAGTGTTGAAAATTTAAGAAATCTCCAGCTGTTCCTATAGCTCCAGCAACTATCGTTCCAGTTATTTCTTGAGTGTCTCCAGTAACTACAGGTGCTGTATATGCAGGAGCAGTAGGTAACGAAGCTATTGTTATTGCACCCACTGAACCTCCCGATATAGTAGGAGCACTTGGTACTGCAGATGGAGTGGATGCACTCAAGCTGAATGTAGATATATTGATTGAAGATAAATAACTTTGTAAAGATTTTATACTAGCATATAATATCACTAAGTATATCTTATCATTTGGGAAATATTTTATACCAGTACTGGCATGATCTAATGCACTTCCATCTGTTTCTACAGGTGAATTATTCACATAATAAACTTTGAATGTATTAGGATCAGAACCGGGAGCAGGAAAAACACTCACACCCCCATTGTCAAGAATTGTATATACTGGATTATGGGTAGTAGCAAGATGAAGACTTCCAGTTGCTACTGCCTGTCCTTGCTTAGAAGGATCAATCTTTAAACACTTTCTCCAGTCGTTATCAGTTCCTGACTCTCTAATAACTGAAGTAATTCTAGCTCCATTTAAGTCTAATCCTTGAGATGTTTGTTCAGTTGAAACAGCTAAAAATAAATGATCATCAGAAGGTCTCATTCTTAAATGCCTATCGGTTACATCAATAACACCGTCATTTAAAAATGTCGAAAACTCTGCTCGACTAGGAGCAGTAGAGCTTGCATCTATCGTCAAGCCAGTTATTCCCATTGTTTGTTCTTGAAAATCTGCCATAGTTTAATTCGAGGGGAGACTATTAATCTCCCCCCGAGTTTGGTTATTTGTTAGCCTGAACTTGATGCTGCGTTATCAGCAACGGCATACATTGTAACATAATAGTTAGTTCCATCACAGAAAATATCTGCTCTTTCACCAACCACAGCATTACTAGCTACAAAGGTAACTTTGTCTGCTGCGTCAATTACAACATTTGTATCGCCACATTCTACGCCATACATCACGTCTGTAGTTCCACCGATAATATCAAAATCATTACTTCCAGCTGTACCAACAACGAAAACTCCTTCCCATCCTTTGGCATTGCCTACTGCTGGTAGCGTAATGTCATATGCACCCGCTTGGGAACACACAAAAACTTTACCACTATCAGCCATAGTAAGAGACTGAGTTGAAGCTAATGATTTAATACCACCACTTGAACCACGTAGATAAGGTCTAGCCATAGTATGCCTCCTTAATCTGTAACTTTAAACAAATGGTGACTTTCTATTAATGAAATACCGACACCTTCATCAGACATATACTGATCTTTAACACCATCAAAGGCGTTATCTGATTTAATATTTGCCTGATACATAGATGAACGATACTGAGCATGAAATAGATTCTCGTCACTCACAACAAGCATATACTTGTTATAAGGTCCACGTAAAGCGGGAGTAGGAATCAACTGAAGGATACCGTGAGGGGTTTCAAGGATTTTATAATTAAATCCAAGAGAATCCCTTCTCATATCACTTAAGTTAACTGTCCATCCAGAGTTTCCTGCCATGCCTGTAGTACCAGCCATTTTAGACCAGTAACCAAGTGCACCAGCACCTACGAAAGCTCTTTTAACACCAGCTTCAGGAACATACTGGAATACTTTTTCCATGTCATCTACAAAGCTACTATAAGTATAGCTCGCTTCTGACACAGTAAAAATATTAGTATAGTCAACTGTCGAAGTACTAGTACCATATGTTTCAATAGCACTTATGATACCATAAGTTGTTCTTACTAGATTTCCATCTGAATCAAGAACTCCACCATCTGCGAAAGAATCACTTGTAGAACCATCTTGAAGATCAAGACCTGTTCCACCAACTCTCTTGCCAAACAAGAAAGCTTTTTCCTTTTGCATTTTGTGTTCTTGGTTCTTCTGTGCTCTCAAACGTGCTAATTCTGAAGATTCACCACGTAGTGAAGCAGCAAGAAGAGTTCCTGTGATCTGTAAAGGAGTTTTGAAAATCTGACAAGAATTCCAAACTACTTCCAATTCATCAGCCCAAGCATCTGGAGAAGTTGTACCCTCACCTTGTGCATTACCAATAATCAAAAAGATGTCATTGTCAACTAGAGCAATGTCACTTCCTGTGGATGTCCAAAGTGTGTTCATAACTACTACCGTAGTACTCGTAACTGAATCTACTCTGATTATGGCTTTTTTAGTTCCATAACCATCTGTCCATACTTCACAGATCATACCAATAAGACTATCATCAATACTACAATTACTAGCACCATCAACTGTTACTGTGGTGTTGGTAGTTGTATCAGAGTCAAGATTATCAGTATCTCCGTTATTTAAGAACAACTGTTTTACCCAAGGATTACGATGTTCAAACATCTTAAAAATTGGGTCAGGTACTTTTCTAGATTCCTTATTTGAAATTACAGTAGTGAAGGGAGCAACGTCTGTCCAAAGTTCTTTTACAACATTTGGGCTGACGTAAAAATCCCGTCGATCTGTATATAGGACACCAGAAGCACCTAGCTTTTTTTCTGTTGCAGCCATTTTAACTGTCCTTTATTTTTAACGCTTTAAGCTCAACAATCCTGCGTTAAACATGTCTTCATCATTCATGGGAGGTTCGCTCTTACCAGTTTCTACAGATGCAGTCCTTGGCATTGAGCCTATTTCCCGTTCTTTGATGATTTGGTCTTTACGCTGTTGAACTTGTGCGTTTTGTGCGTCTTTCATTTGGTACAGCTTGGCAAGATGGTCAACGGTGACATTATTTGGATTGCTTGCCCATTCGACAAAATTACGTGCCTGATCGGGTGCCCATCCATATGAACTGACAACATGGGAATAGGCATTATTGCGAAGGTTATTACTCTCCTGCTCAATCATAGCCTGTTGATAACGCTCTGCATACTCATGCTCACGTTTCGTTTCCCTGTCCTCAATAAATGTAATGTAGTCATCGTTATACTTCTCTTTATTCAAGCGGAACTTGAAAGAAGCACTTTCGGGGTCATTGTACGCATCAACCTCGTTGTAGTTGACTGGTTTCTCCGGCTTGACGGGTGACTGCAATGAATCCTGCTGAACCATCTGTCCATTAGGTTGTCCATTGGGGGGTGTCTGTTGCTGAGACTGCATAGCTTGCTCACGAAAGTAAGCAAGGTCTTGCTGTGTCTTTGACAACTCACCCTTCACCTTGTCTGCCTGACTCTGCCAGTATTCAAACCTACTCGGGTCGTCTCTTGCAGGTTGTTGAGAGACATCTTCACTTTCAGCCTGCTGCTCTCCTACAGGCGTTTCGTTGATTGATGGTCCAGATACATCGACTTCGAATAAATTGGTATTCGTTGTGTCGTTGCCTGCCGGAACCTCTGCTCCCTCAATGGGAACCTTTGGGTTCTCTACTCCATATCCAAACGGATCAGCATCAACTTTTAGTCCAGCTTCTTGTGATATTTCAGCCATGTTTTTCTCCTTTGCGATTTGTTTTCAGCAACCGCTATTTTAAACCGACTTCTTTACTGGTTGCTTTTTTCACTTCTTCACGAAGCTTCTTAAGCTCGTCTGCGGCTCTTTCTTTGTATAGCTGTGTAGCCATCTCTGCTTTAGCCTCAGCCTTTGCCAGTTTTTTCTCAAATTCTTTAACTTCAACTCTTTTACGATCATGTATAGATTCACGCTGTGCAGTCTGTAGATCACCTTCTAACTTCTTGATCTGTTCCTGCTGTTGCTGAACCTGACCTTGTAATTGCTGCATTTGTCCAGCTCTTTCAAGGACTCCTTCCATATCTGCAACATCAGTCTGCTTAAGTACTTCAGTCTGATCTATTAAACCAGCCTTAAAGAGTTCCATATAATACTCGAATCTAGCCCATCTATTAGATGGAAGGGTAGAGCCAGAAACAACAATTACATCATATTTACCTATTGTTATATCATTTATCTTAGAAATAAGCTCTCCAGACACCTCATCGTAGATGTCTTGGTTTATTTTTACTTCCTTGGGTTTATTGTTGGGTTGTATCAATCTGACTGTCTTTTCAGTCTGATATACAAACTGGATTAGACCCACTACAGACTTAGCAAGCTGGTTTAAGGATGATTCAATATCATCACGCTTGGACTTTATCCTACGCTGTCCAAACTCATCCATTGCTATAGTACCTTTGAATGTTTGCGGTGCAGAACCTACATCACCCTGCATAAATGTATATATTCCCAGAATCCTTTCAATATCCTGCTTGGCATCCGCTTCATTCTTATAAAGCTCATTAGGAAGCGGCACAGGACCAGCCACAATAGGCTGTCCAAGTTCAGGATCAAACTCAATAACAGCAGTTCCTGCTTTTGCCCATTCTTCTTCAAGCTGTTTCTTATTCATAGAACCACGTGGAATCAGCAATTTTACGTTAGTAGAAGAACTTGCATGTGCGACTATAAGAGAACGAATCTTATTTATATATTCCTGAAGTCCCCTGACAAGCCTGACATCGCTAGTGGGATAAGGATTCCTGTTATGTCCGTTCATAAAAGGCACTACAGGGTAATCTTCAATAGGAAGAATAATAGAATATAGATAAACATCACCTACAGATATACATTGCTTAATATTTGTATTCATAACCTTAGTCATCATGATCTTATCACTATCAATCAGTATACCTTTATCAATCATGTCAATACTTGTTGTACTATTAGGTATAGAAGTCAGCGTTTCTTCTCCCTGTACAGGAACTGGCTGACCTGACATTGGGTCTTCTTCTAGGTGATAAACCTTTCCTACGGTTTCTACGATCTGCATAAAATTCTTTACATTGCTTTGATCGGTGAATATCTGCTGGCTGTCTGCTGTAGTTACTATAGCTGCAGGTTCTTTTCTATACTCATCATACTGGGGATCGTTTAATATAACTTCCCTGTTTTCAAATGGATCAAATATCTTGTAATAAGGAGTCTTGACCTTATTATACCTTTCAAATACTTCCAGTTCACGCTCATCTTCTGCATTAAGGAGAGATTGCTTCCTTGATTGCGGAACTACATCTTCATCAAACAGACCAAACCTATTCTGGTCAAAGTCACTGATATGGCTTGTTTCATTAGACTCTCTAATAGCATCCTCGAATTCAGGATACATTTCAACAAGCTCTTTCTCTGTCATGCGTTTAGCAACAACTATGTTAGATGCATCACGACAGAAAGGGTCCTCTGAGTCTGGATCAAAATATACAGAAAGCGGATCAATAGACTTAACCATCACTTCACCTCTTCCAAAATCAGCATCAGGCTTAATATAGGTCATCATAACACCCATACCCTTCACATAATAATCATCTATACAGCGTTTAAGCTCTGCATTGCCTACTGAGATATCCCATACCCAAGACATTAAGTCAGAGAAGATTCTGCCTACTTTAGTATCTGAAGTATCTCTACCAGTGGATTGGAACTTGGGAGCATTGGATGTGAGCATAGCTTTAGCCTGCTCAACGGAAGGATGGATTACATTAACAACTAAAGGCTCCTGTGCACGGGCACGGAGAGCATTTACCTGCTCTTTTTTCCATTGTTTACCTGATCTGAACTCTACATCTTCTACAGCTTGCCTAGCCCAGTTCTTACGGGCAGAGCTGTAATCGTTAAATATATCGTGAGTTGCTTGTGTCTCTGGATGTAGTTGAGGCATATAATATTAATTGCTCCTTAAAAATTAAATAGAATTTAACATGACATCCAGTCATAATGTTCATTTTTAGATGTATGTACTGTTTTTTGTTCCTTCTCATCTTCATTCTTGTGATATGGAGGGTATATTTTTTTCATAGCATAATACATGCCATCGAGAAGATCATCATGCTTTGCTCTCGGATATAATAGCATCTCATCCTTTAGTTCAGTCATACTATCCTGTATATACACTTTGTTCTGTGCAAAATAAGGTTCAAGCGTTTCTAATCTAGCTGATTTGCTATTTCTTGGGTTCTCACGTATCTCAAGACCTGATATGAACAGATTCTCACGCTCACATTTGTCTTTTACGTATTCCCTGAGCATTTCCTGATAGCCTACTGACTCAATACGCACCTTTGAAGGTTTATATATCTTGAAATACTCTATAATCTGATCTGCCAAGTTCATAGGGGTTGCCCGCTTGCGGTAGTAAGGGAGAACGTACCTGTTGTTGTCATTGTCAATCGCAACTGCTACTATTGTAGAGTAGTCTGCTGTACTGCGTGTAGATGATGCAGGATCAACCCCCATGAATATATTTACTGGAATTTTTTCTTCTACTGCTTTCTCATTCCTGTCTGTAATCTCAAGGAACGCATCTTTATCTTCATTATGAGTAATCTTTCCTTTGTAATACTGGAAGTATTTCTCTTTAAAGAGCTGGTCTTCATCTCCAATGATCTGACATAGGTACTCACGGTAGAATACGGATACCCTATTGATAGATTCCAGCTCTTCTTTCTTCTTTAGAAGACTCTCTATCGGATGCCACGTTTCCCATAGAGATATCTTCTTCTTAAGGCTGGGTGCAAAATGCATATTGGTCCAGCCTTTCATTTCTTTCAGTGTCTCTACCATACATCTCTGGTGTTGTGGAGTTCCGATAATAACTATCCTGCCTGTTTTAGGATCAAGTGACGGAAGTGCAGACTGAAGAAGCCATCTTAAGTTTACTTCCATAGCTTCTGAAGTCTTTGTATTGTTCTCATCTTCAGGATCGTCCACAATAATCAATGTAGGACGCTGATTCCCCTTCTTAATTCCCCTTAGCTGTTGTCCTGTACCCTTACATATAATCATAGACCCGTCTTTCAGCTCTATCTCACTCTTAGCCCACTGTCTTGCACTATGCTGTCCCCAATATCCGAATATAGAACGGAAGTTGGTGGAGAAATCAAGCGTATCCTTGATAGTTCCAAGCAATTTAATAGCATGATCCTGTGTTCTGGATACTAGTACTACGAGTTTCTGCCCCTCATGGAACATGAGATGATAGAGAGGAAATACGCCACCCACTATAGATGACTTGGCGTGTCCACGAGGGGCTACAATGTTAATTTGCTTCTTATTGTCGTCCATTAGATTATCTGCAATCTCATAATGGAACTCAGGTGAAGGAGCCGAATACATATTAGGCATAGTCACCTTACCAAACAGCATAAGGTTGCCAGTCAGTTTATTTTTTATTTTATTCTGCTGGCTCATCTTCTTCTACTTTTCGGGATACCTTAAAGGTCTTCTCTTCCTTTGCTATGATATCGCCTATGCTACTTGATACATCCAGCTGCAGCATATCTGTTGTAATCTTTTTATTGGGCTTCATTTCCAGAAGGTCCATAAATACATCCGAAATCTTAATCATATTAGTCACATCCTGCTTATTCCTTGCTATATCCAGTCCTTCCAGCATAGTATCAAGTACGGATGAGTTATTGATTCCCTTCTCTGATAAAACTTCCCTTAGTTTTTTCTCTACCATCTTTTTAATAATCTCCTGCTTTAAAACCCTGCGTACTGTAGCCGCAGGCTCTTTTTGATCTGGGCGGTAAATCATCCCTAGTTGGTTGTAATCTACCTTCTTAGTGGAAGTTAACTGTCCCACATAGGCATTTACAAGGTTCTTAGCACGGGTCGTATTAGCTTCACGCACAGCCCAGTTATTAGCTTCCGGGTTTGCCTGAGTATAGACTCCGTACTCCTTGTTCTTAAGATATTGTATCTTATTGGTATTTCCCGCCCAGTTCGCACCATAGGCAAGTCTAACAAAGGTCTTAACCCGACCTTTTTTGTCCGTATAGTCTTTTCTGCCTATACATTTGCCTACAAAACCATCATCTGAAAGAGCATAATCCCCCATCTTAGACTGTTTCCAATGAGAATAGTCTAATCCAGCCTCATCAGCTTCCTTCTGAGTATAAATATTATAGACTCTTGTCTTCTTCTTAAGTTTTCTTTTTAGTTTTTCCATTACAGTGTACGTACACCTGTACATACTCTAAGTAAGTACTTAAGTAAGTACACAAGTACATACTCTAAGTAAGCTATATGGTATATATATTTACTTATATATATATACCTAAGTATGTACATAGTGTTAATCCTTACTCTCCACTAATTTACTGATACCTAAAGGATCATTCAAGTGCTGTTCAATGATCTTATTCACGATCTCTAACTCTGCATCTAGAATCTCTTTCTCATCATCTAACTCTTTCATGCTACTTAACCATTCAGCCTCTGTCGTTAAATCCTTCTCCCACTTACCAGTAAGTGAATTGAACTTCTCGTATATAACCTTCTTTTCCATAAGAGAATATACTAATAAAACTCTTCTAAAAAATATATCAAGAATGTGTGTGTGAGGGATAAGATAGACCCACCCCCCTTGAATTACGGGTTGCCCCCGAGTATTACGTTGAGTTCAAACGGGGGGTTGGGTTGAAGGTGTTCGCTTCGCTCACCCGTATCTACTTATCCCCACCCTGTGCCCACAGCTGGCATGCCCCTGCCTGACCAGAGCCTACGCTCACGCTACGACTACATGGTCAGACGTGCCCCATGCACAGGTGGTCAGTCCTCCCCCTCATAGTACTAATCCTTACTTAAGGGTGTAGGTATGCTCATCT